CTATTAAAAGAAAGTCTAAAACGTAAAAGATCAAACGTCATTCTTGTATTAAAAAAAGCATTACTGACCGATGTTTCAAACTCTCCCCCTAACCTTACATTTCCGTCTGCATCTTTAACAAGCCCGTTTAGAAACGTTAATGTTTCTCCAACCCCTAATTTTGTCCAACTCGCCGCTAAATCTAAATTATCTTTGTCGTTACAAATATATAAGCCCCTTTCCGAAGGAGTAGCCACACCCTTAACTGAAACGGGAAACGCATTAATTATAAAGTTAGCAGACGTAAAATTTAGTAAATCTGCAAAATTATCAACACTTTGCCTTGCATCGAATGTCGCTGCTTTTTGTACCTCAAAATTTCCGCTTATTGGAAATGTTCCTATCTCTCTTGCCATGATTTAAAATATTAATCTTATTTGTATAGCTCCACGATCCGAAGTATTATTAGTATATCTAGTGTAGTTCACCGTATTACTAGCAACTGTTTTAGTAACAGCTGACGTAGTAAATGTACTTAGTTGGTTTGTAGTGTCAAACTGACCACTAACCGAATTAAAGAACTGAATAGCCGTCAAAGCCCTATTATTTAACCACGCAGTTGGAATATCAATAAATTGCTTATTTCCTCCTGACTCCGCCACTAAATTAATTACTACATTATTTGCATTCAACATGCTAACTAAAGTCTGTTGTGTCGCTACTGCTATACTGGAAGTACTCGCAAATAAGGCAAATACACCTTCGAAATTTGTCGATTGATTTGATGAGGTACCCGAAGCGAAAGGATTATCAAAATTATCCCCTACGCTATCTGTAGGTTGCGCACCAATAGCATAGCTAACAGTTGCCAGAAATGTGTTTAATCCTTGTATAACTGTTTCGGTTCTAGCTAAAACATTGCCCGCTTGCGAAACTCCGTCTATTACAAATCCAGTAGAGGCTCCCGCCCTTGGTGCTTGAATTGCGTTTGCATCCCATTGAGCCGCTACTATTGCGCCTAAAATAGTACCCCTGCTAAAGTTAAAAGTTAAATTAAAAGAAGTTGAATCGCCAATTATTCTTAGTGCTGCCCCCGATCTGCTTAAAGAAAATGTAGGATTTACAAATGTAGGAAAAAAAGTAGATGTTAATAATTGCTTTAAAGCAGCCGTTAAAGTTGTTCCTATTGCAATAACATCGCCTCTTTTATAACCTAAATTTGGTACGTCTACATTAACAGTTATTTCTTGAGTGGTGACTGCATCGGGCAAATCCTTTACAGCACTAGCGGGAAGCCTTGCGACACCTACTAACGTCTCTAAACCATCCCTTAATTGTGTTGCCTGTATTTCTAAATTAACATTTGCCATTATACTACCGTTACTATTAAATTAATATCCTCACTAGTACCACTAGGAATGTTTACCGTTTGCAATAATACACCATCTTTTTTTATTAATGCTGTTGCATCTAAGCAGTCAGTAGAAGAACCTGGCGCATAAATAGTGCAACCGCTACCCTTTACCTTTACCTTATATGTACCAATTAACGTTGCATTATGTACTAATAAGTTTGTAGATGAATCTTGACCATATACTTTAGCCTTCCAAGTGCTTTGCGGGCTTATCTTTATTTCACCGTTTACAGGGTCAGAAGTACCACTAGCGCCAACCTCCACAATATCTATTAAGTAGTAAGGGCAATTAACAGATAGGTTTGCAAACAACCCTATAACGCTAAAGCACTGATAGGTAAATTCTATCAATACATGACTAAATACAGGCTGTTTAAAAATCTGTAATTTATTATTTTCTTCTTGAGTTATCGTAAACATTAATTATCCTTTGTTTATTTTGTCTACCACCTATTGCACTAATTGAATACCCTTGAATTGACCTGTCTTTATTACAACTGTCATCCACCCATAAAGGATAATCCGACTTATTTTCCTTTAACAATTCTATAACATTTAGCTTTTCTACTTGCGCAAATCCATAAGCATCTTTAGCCATACTACCTAGCTCTTCTTTATCCGCTAGTGTATAGTTAGGATCAACATTTTTAAACAACCCGGCTGCTCCGCTATTTACATTCGCTCTAGGGATGTAGTCTGCATACGTTAGCCAACTCAAATAGGGTTTTATGACATCTATTAACAACTGATTAACCGTGCTTACAGTACTGTTTTCAACTTCATCCAACAAAGCATTATAAAACGCTTTCCCTAACAACTGCTTAATATATACCTGCTGTTGTTTATTTGTTCTAACGTCGATTGAATCTGAGTCCACCGATAAGGAAACATTGCAATTGATTTCAACATCCTGAATACTTATTAATAATATTTTACAAGCCATTTTCTTCTTCGTTTACTTCTAAAAATGTAGATATTTCGCTTTCTGAAAAACCAAAACCTTTTAACATTAATTCAGCCTCTTGTTTGCTTATTTTTCCGTCTTTATATTTCTTTTTATAGCTGAGTACTTTGTTAAAATCTGCTAAACGTAAACCCTTTAAATTTTCGTTTACTTGTGCTTCTGGTGTAAGTGGTATTTGTTGACCAGCCTCATCTACCTGCTGCTCTTCTATTTCAATATCAATATTATAATTTTCCGCAACATACTTTAATTTGGCAGCGTCTGGTATGATGCTCCACACTTGATCGGGTAAGAATGTTATAGGGTTCTTTTTCTTAATTACTATTTCGTTGTCTAATACTATATTTTTAAATAACACATGCTTAGGTAATAACTCATTGTAAGCCTGCTCTAATAGGTTTTGCTGAATGGTTACACTATCGTTTAATAGCTGAATAGATTCCAGCTTTTCTTGCGATCCTCCCATCTTACCAGCCGTTTCTATATTAGCTAGAATATTTGGCACTTGGGTAATCAATGCTATTTTATTCCAGATTCGTGACTGAGTGTCCTTGAAAAGGTCAGAGTTAGTATTATTTGGAAATGCTGAAACGTCCATTTTCTGCGACTCTGTTTGCATCCAGTTGACCATTCCTTTACCAGTGTTTTTAGCACCTCCAAAATTAGCCTGCATTTCCTCGTTAAATAGTTCGCCTCTAGTGCCTATTATCCTTTCGTTTGAAACTTCTTGACCGTCAACAATTGTATTATAATATTCCTTAATTGGATCGTTAGGATCACCATAGACATTCATTATAAAGCTAAGTAGGAAATTATTTTCTATGTTGTTAAAATCAAATTCTGCAAAGCTAGTATCTGTTTGAAACACCTTTAAATCAATCTCACTCAAAGGGAAGGGATAGTATGGAAAGCCGTCTTTCTTAATAAACTTCCAATAGACTTCACCCGTGTATTTTTTATCCGGATACTTATCCCTAAATTCCGCTAGTCTTTTTATATAATCTAATGGATCAGTAGTATATAATGGGTAAATAATAGTTTCGGATGTTTTAAAATCACCTTGTCCCCATCTAGGATTATAATGAACATGAGTAACTTCATTATTTTCATTCGGTACTTGTAGCCTAAAATCTTCAAAAGGCATCTTATTAAGCGCTACAATTTCCCCGCCTATATTTCGCTTAACATGAATAGCTACGCCTTTTAATTTGTTAACCGTTTCACTTAAGCCTGTATGAAGATCCCCAAACTTTTCATCATTATTAACCTTTATTCTTTCAAGTTCTTCTATATTAAAACCTCCTCCACGAACGTAAGATGTACGTGTAGACATACAAGCGGATGCCGTAGGGCTGTTTGTAATTGCTAGTAGAGCATCAACAGGATACAAATTATCTCCGCCTTTGAGCCCCCAATTTAATATATCGTAGGCAAGGTTTTTATCATTGCTACTAGGAGTCTCTACTCTTAGATCAAAGATTTTAATAGGCCCCTGTCTATGCTTGTTTGATTTCTTTGCCATAATGCTTTATAAAATAACCTAATTCCGCCTTTTCGTAATCCTCTATTAATCCACTTTTTAAAATTTCCTTTTTAGAATCATGTGAATTAATTTTAATATTTATGTCATCCCTTACCCAGGAGTAATGATGCATTATGATATCCACCTCTGTAGCACCTCCGCTAATCCCTCGTCTCGGATCAACTTTTACAGGGTAATCCATGCTACCTGTTACGCTGTTTGCGTGTATCTTATGTACAAAAGGGACAAAGTAATTATCTAACCCTATAGTCCAATCATGATTCTTAAAATACGTTTGAATCTTACAGTAAGAACCGTTATAATCTTTGGTTATAACTTCATTCACGCATGCATAAAACCTCATTGCATCGTACACTTCATCGCAATCCATACCTATAAAATGCGTGGCTTTATTTTCTTTGGCTATATCTAAACAATATTGTCGTTTTTGTAGTTGACTATCGCCTGACCATTCAAACACCTTATCAATCCATCCACGCTCCTTTAATTCGTTTACCTTATCTTTCCCTTTCTGATATTCAAAGCCATTATAAGCGGTATCTTGAACAACTGCATAAATTTCATCTACTGCAATTCGTATGTTTCTAATAGACTCCTCTAGGAACTCTTCACCATCAAACACGTTATACACCGCTATTAATTTCATATTATAAAGATACAAAAAAAAAGGGGTAAATAAACACCCCTCCTTTAATCAACCATCACCAAACAAATAATTAACCAACATAGCTCTCTAAGGTTGCGATAGAAGTAGCGTAATCAGTATCTAAAAATACTTTAGCTAATCCTACTTCCGCACCGGATAGAGTAAGAGTTCTGGATGTGTCGGCACTTGCTGCCTGTCCAGATTCCTTGGGAGCAGTGTCAAGCGTTAACCCGTTTTGATATCCGAAGATTTCAAAAGTTTGGTTATTTGTTTCTACTACTACAAACACATCTGCTGCCGTCATTGACTCTATTACTGCTTTATCGTCAGGTGTAGAATCAAATAACTTGAGCGTTACATTGTGAGGATAATTTACTGATCCCCCTTCATTACGTGCAACATCGTCAGTCGAAGTATGAGCGTATTTTTGACCTACAAACTCATATAATAAACCATAAGGCTTGAAATTAATAGCCGTAGTATAACCTTCTGCATCTGTGGTGTAGCCTACGTTCGCTAAATCCTTAATATTACCTACAAAAACCCTACGATTTAAACCGCCTATTTGCCCTTTACCTGTACAGTCGATGCCTATCCCTGCACTAATTCCGCATAAAAAATCATCTGCTGGCATAATTAATAGCTTATAGTTGTTAATCCACCGAACACGTAATTGTAACCCATTCTAAATTGCGCTTCAATTTTGTAAAATCTTGTATCTCTGTCATACCAAGCATCCACTCTATCTAAGTCAGAAGCTCTATTTACGCCAATAACGTGGTTATCTAATTCAGTGTAAATAATTCTGTTAGGTGATCCCAAAGAATCTGCCTCTATAGATGCGTCCCATGCATAGATAGGTATTACCCTAATACCTCTGTAAGACAATCCGTCCACTCCGTTTGTTAGCATTGTAAACTGTCGCTCTGTACCGTTTACATTTGCCTCGTATGTAGATTCTAAATTTTCATATATATTACCAGTAACTAAGAATGCTTTTCGCGCATTTGGTATATCCTTTAAAATAATTTCCGCACCTACATGATTTTGCTTTAGTAAAGAAATTGCCTCATCAGCAGCTAAAGCACCAGAAATATCTCCGCCAATTCTTTTTACATCGTAAGTTGCAACACCTGCAATTAAGCGAGTCCAAAGACCGTCTAGCATGTTGTAATCAGTATTTGCACTTGCTGTATCACCAAACGAGAAGATCCTAAATAAATCTCTACGTAAGGCATCAGTAGTCATATCTGTAATGAATTGATTTACAAACGTGTTAGTCAAATCATTTCTTTCAATTCCTGCATTCAAGCCTGATTCAAATACACTTGTCTCAAAGGCATCCTTACATTGTGTTACAAACATTTCCAACTCAGTAACCTCCAAAGTCCTGTTTGTAATGTCTAGTCCTGTTCCTGTTACTGTTCTATCACCGCAACCAGAGTAAGCCTTAACAATTTTGCTTAGATTGTTTCTAAGGTTTAATTGCTGCTTTGACTGAATGTCTGTAAGTATTCTAAAGATACTTAAATCTGGAGTCTCAATTGAGGGCTTTACAAATACATCGGTGGTTACCTTGCCATCCCATGTATAATCAAAATCTAATCCTAATATATCCGCCATTTCTTTTTTGTTAATTATAGTTTAAAATCTTCTTGTTACTGTTGGCTTAAAACCTTCGTTTTGCTTTGCCTTCATTTCGTTGTACTTCTTCATCTGTTCCGATGCTACCGTGTCTTCTTTGCTCTCTTTCGATACATTTTGCTTCACAACCTTTGCGGGTTCGTCATCCGCTACCAATTTATTTAACTTTACAAAGTCTGCTTTCAAAGCGTTAATAGTTGCTTCACTTGAGGCTTTCGCTTTTTCTAGTTCTTCGTCTTTTGCTTGAATAGCTTCTTTAGCTTCGGTTGCCTTTGCCGATGCGCCTGCCTCGATTTGAGCAATACGAGCTTCTAATGCAGCAAGTTTGTCTTCTGGTGCTTCTGGTGCTGGATTTGCTTCCTCTGATACATCAACTGTTTGCGCAACCCCGTCAATAATTACGAACTTTAAACCATCGGCTAATTCGTATTCACCATCTTCTAATACCATGGCGCTGATAGCCTCTGGCTCACCCTCTAGTCCTAAAGCCTTTCTTACTTTGTTCAGTAAAGTTTTAGCCTCTGTTTTGTTTTCTTTTTTCATTTCTTTTATTTTTGCTACTGCTTTTAATTTATTTTCTATTGCATTAATAAATCCTAATTTCTTTGCTTCGTCTAATGAGAGATATGTTTCTTCATCCATTAAAGCTTCTAGCTGCGTAATACCTACACCTGTTTTTGTTGAATAAAACTTAGCTAATTTTCCCTCTTCTTTTTCTAGCTGATCTGATACTTTCTTGTAGTGTGTAGCGTCTCCATAACCTGCATCCATCCAAGGATTGTGAATCATAAACTCGCTGTTTTCGCTCATCATTCTTTTATCCCCTGCTAATGAAATTACAGTAGCAATAGAATAGCACTTACCAATAATATTTGTAGTTATTTTTTTGTTAAGTGACCTCAAAAAGTCGTGAATAGCGTAACCCTCTACCACATCACCGCCAATCGAGTTAATGTACACCATTACTTCCTTAGCATCTCTTTGCGTAGAGTATTGATCTTGCACACTTTTCAGCGTTGTTTGTACGCCTATTTCATCTTGAATATAAATGTTCGCTATCATTACTCAAATATACGGAGCAACTTAACATAATATTTATAGTTTCTATTATAGTGATGATAAATATAGATTTCATTTAAAGAATCCTATAATCTGGTATATTCGTATTTGGCTTAGCCCGCTAAATTTAGCCGTTTGATATACAGACTCAGTCTTTGGGTTACTAATTCGCATCCTGCTATAATACTCAATTCTGCTTAAATAAAACTCATAGATTTCATAATTACGATCTATCATGTAATCGCAAAAACCCTCACGGTAAAGCATTGTCTTTACTTTTTCAGGTGTGAACTCGTCTAATTCTTTTAGCTTGCTTAGTAAATAGCTCATAAGGTACTTGTTACTTTTACTTGTGCTGTCCTTTGTTGCGTCTTATTAATGTCAGACACTTTCACAACTGGAGCAGGCATTGAACCTATTGCACTGTTAATTTGATCCGTTTGTGATTGCGCATTGTTGGCACTACCTGTTAATTGATTTCTGTCAAAGGCTCCGCTTAAAGTAGTACGTTGGATTCTTGGAGTGCTTATTGATCCACCCCCACCCCCGCCACCGCCTTTAGGGTTCACGGAGTTTATTTTGGCAACATTAGCTAATCCTTGTACACCTATCGCTGCTGCTGTAATAACATTTGCTGGAAACAATAAAGCAGGGTTAGCCATAGTATTAGTAATAGCTAAGTATGTGCTTATCAATGCCTCTGCGCTTGCAGTTGCTTTATATGCTGCTGTGTTCTTCTCAAACAATTGGCTTAACGATCCTAGTAATAAACCGGAAGCCATCAAAGTTTGCTCATTCTCAATTGATTGGATCTGCTTTCTGATATTAGATTGTTCTCTTTGGCTGTTTGTAATTACGTTTTGACTATTGATCTGCGCTTGCTGTGAATCAAAGGTAAGCTTTTTAATTTGCGCAACTTCATCACGTTTAATGCCTATCCTTTCCTGTGCCTTTACTGACTCGGCATCTTGTTTGAAATTATTGAAAGCCTGTAATTCTTTTTCTAGTGCTATCTGCTCTGATAGTGTAGCGTTTTGTTCTTTTAATATTGTGTTAAGTAAATTATTTACGCTAGTTCTCTTACCTGCTGCTGCTGCTGATGCATCATCTCTAGCCCTTTCTAACTCAGCCAATTCTAGTAAGGCATCACGACCAGTGTCATTTGCTTCATTCTCTAGTTTCTTTAGTTCAATCTGTCTATTTAGCTGATCTATTCTAGCTTGTTCTAATTCGGTCGTAGCTCGTAACGCTTCCCTTGCTGCTGCAATTCTAACTTTAAGACTGTTTGTCCTATCCTCTGCAATTTCTTTTTGTTGCTCAAATATCCTTTGATTTGTACCTTCTAATTTTACAAGTGCAATATTTTCTAATTCGATTGCTTTTGTTAATTGATCGATAGCTTTTCCTGCATCTACTGCATCTTTTACAAAATTAGCAACGGCATCCCCAGCCGCTGTAATACTTCCTAAAGGATCATTGATAAACGCCTGTATAGCTTTTCTTATATTTTCAATGGCCTTAATAGGGTTCGTGAATGCTTCGCCTAACATTTGCACCACTCCTATTAATCTTTGAAAGATTTGTTGTAGTGGTCTTGTTACGCTCGTTACTGCATCTATACCTTTTTGAGCAGTAAGTAGGAAAGCAATAAACGAACCTAGCACAACTATTATCGCTCCAATTCCTGTAGAGATTAAAGCTATCTTAAAGATTCTTAACGCCTTTGAGGTACCAGTTAACCCTGTAGTACTCAATCCTAAACCTTGAGTCGTAGCTAATAAACTAGCTTTGAATGCTGTTAGCTGTGCTACTGTACTACCAATAATAGGCACATTGTTTTGTAATGCCTTGCCATAATTACCTACTGACCGCCTAAAATCTCCGCCCGCTTCTTCTTGTCCTTTGATAGCGTCAGTAGTTTCAAGTATTCTACCTTGCAGCTCTTTAAATCTCGCCGCGCCTTTTTCGGTTTGTTGGTTTACATTATTACGCTCCTTAACTAATTTACCAAGATTCAAACGCAATGCATTTAGGCTTCCATCTTCCGTATCCAGTTGCTTAAGTAGTTCTCTATTTGATCCTGAAAGCTTTTTATTTTCTTCGCTAACTTGTAATTTAGCCTTTGCATATTGCTCGACACTAATATTACCAGCCTTATATTCTTTTGTAAGATTCGCTAATTCTGCTTTATTGAGTTCTAACAGTTCAGCGTTTTCCTCTAGCTGTTTTTTTGCACCTGCTCTATCAATCTCAATTTCTAGTAATATTTGTCTTTCCTCAGCCATCAGTATTTTATTAATTCACATACAGTGCTATCGTCTTGTCCGCTGTATTCGCTAATCTTATTCAATATAAAGTACCCGTTTATACTCTGACCGTTTAAAGTAAAATTCACGTAAATCAGTTTATTAAAATCTAGGTTAAATATATCTATTTGGTTAAGCCTAAAACTTGCTTTTAACATTTTGCCATCTTGCAATATCTTAATTGTGTCTGGATAATATTCATCAAACAAAGGTACATTTAAACTAGGTATGTCTATTACACCATAGGATAACGATAAATTAGTGTTGTCTGTCGGATTGTTTTTAATCGGATTCCAAAAGTAAAAGTATGGTATTTGTGTAATGTTTACAATATTTTCAGTAGCAGGCAAAGTACTAACTATATTCAAAGATGTGTTACTAGTGTTTATATTTTCAATATCAAAGTTACCAGCATCTATTAATTTACGTGGTACCGCTTCCTCATCCCTTACTACTAATCGAATAGTTGCCGCTTCGGTTGCTGGGAAATTACCGTTTGTAAATATAGTATAATACGTATTTGAAACATCTCTAGTCACAACTGAAACGGCATAAGCACTATCGAAATTTGTTGAATCTGTAACAAACGCCCAAACGCTATTACCCACTATGTCCGTAAAATCTTCTAAATCATAATCTACAGAAACCCTGATAAAACTGGGGCCAAACAACAACACATCGCACACCTCACTAACCTTTTCACCTATAATATAAGGCATAGCCATAGATTCATTAAGGCTAGTAATTGTATATGTTGCTCCAAATTTACTTTCAAATATACTCTTTCGTTTATCTATGAAATCATTTTGAATATCAAACCGACCATTACCAAACTTTACCAATGATTTACTATTGTACTCCTTTATAAATGCGCCATCTGTTTCTGCTCTCTTTACATCATTAATATTAGAATAGCTAGATACTAAGCCGTCATAATTGATACTAACGTCTTGACTCAAATCCAGCTTATTTGACCAATCTATGAAGTTATTATAGCTGTAATTTTTTAAGTTTAAGCTTATTGTTTTACTGCTTAGATTAACAGTCACTATAGCATTATGATCGAACACTACTTCTTTTAAAAAGTCCGATTGATCTATGTCTGGTAATGATGGGCTGATGTCAACACCGAAGCCCTCTATTGCGATGTTAAATGCAAATACTCCAAAAGAACCAGTCACAAATACTCCTAGTAGACCGCCTACATCCGTAACCTGTGATGCTAGTATAGTCACATCTTCTGCGCTAGATTCTACTGTAAAAGACAATGTATCACCAGACTCAAATAATCTAAAGGCCCCACCGTTAATAAATGTATCACCTAAATTAATATTTATTAATGGCTTATTTCCTGGTGGCACTGCTGATGAAACAACACTATCAACTACAACACCATTAATATACGCTCTTACAGTTATATCAGTATTACTGGCACCTATGTTTTCCATCAATAACGAAATAGACGCACCTGCATAATAACCAGTGTCAAAGGTATAAACACCTGTTGACTCGTTATAGTTATCCCCTACTGCATTAAAGTTAGGTGTAGGCGTGAATAATATAGTTGTCTCTGTTGCTGATGTGTAAGTAGTGTCGATGGTTCCTAGTGATGTAGTCCTAGCTACATTCTGATCTAATGCGTAAAACTTATTATTAGTGTCAGGTATTAATGTATTTTTATAAAGAGCATCATTTAACAAAGTGCCGTCTATCTTAAAATCTATAGACTCAATGATAGCCTTAACTATTGTACTTTGATAAGTGGAAATAGTAAAAGCTTGGCATGGTATATTATTACCTATAACAAAGTTTAAGCCATTCCTATCTATTAATGAATACTTATATCCCTCAGTGTTACCGAATGATTCTTGTATATCGCTAGGCTGTAACACGTGGCTGAACTCTGACAAGTCTAATTCTCTTATGGATTTGCCTTTAATACTATTAAACCACTCTGCATTTTCACCGAAAAAGGTGACTGGAATTATACCCTTAGATATGCTTGGCTCGCCAATCTGAATATGGCCTTTAGCTATTCTTAGCTCGTCTTCAAATATACTAGCACTTATCTTTTTAAATGGGTTTACATTTTGATTAATATTGAACAAAGTAGGGTAGCCTAATGATTTTAGATTGAAATCAGTAATAGGTAGATCAAACTGATTAGAGCTAACGCCCTGCCTAGTCTCAATGCTTCCAATATCGTTAACAGCATAAGTCAAGGCTATTATTTCATCGCCTCTTAAGTCTAATCTTTCTCCTGTTTCTAGCCTTAACTCAATCATTGCCTTTGTCTGTAATTATCAAATGTGCTTTTTACATTAAACGTCAAGTTGTATAGCTTTTCGCCTTGAGTAACACTTACAGATTGCTTATCGATTAGTAGGACTCTAGGCTTATCGTTGTTTATATCGTACGCTCTTACACTTCCAAATAGCTCGAATAGTTCTTGCACCTGAATTTCACTTAGATTCTCCGCCCTTAGTGTTAATGTGTCTTGACTGTTTACACTTGTATAATCGTTTTGTGCTACTGCATTAATCCAGTCCGTATCCCAATTAGCAAAGATGTTGCGTTTTATCTGCTTGCTTTCTGTGAATTGAATGCCCCTATCTCCGTAGGTTCTAA